ATGTGGCGAATGACGCCGTTGAACACCTCGGCCATGTCCACATCGGCTTCGTCATCGGCTGGGATGACTTTGATGCCGGGGCGGTTCATGCGCTGCTCGTTCGTCACCTGATGGACGTGCTGGGGCAGCTTGTTGATGGTCAGGCAAGGGCGGGCGTTGATGGTTTGACCCTGCACAGCGCCACGGGTTTGGAGCACATCAGCGGGCCACTGCCACTGGTTGTCGGGGGATGCAGCATAGAACCGCAAATCGTCAAGCTCGTCCTCCCGGGTGTCCGAAAAGGCCGAAATCGCCATCTTCATGCGCGAACGGGCAACGGCAAGAATGTCCTCGGAGCCACCTTTTGAGGGGTACGGGCCGTTTTTTGCCACATTACCTGCGGCGACGATTCCGGTGGTGTCTTTCATGCTTCAAATACTCCAAGGGTGTGCAACTCGCGCATTACGAGGAGGTCTTCACCTTCCCATTTCAAGTCCTGCCCGATTGAATCACCGAATAATACCTTGTCACCGACCTTGATGTCCATAGCCTGTGGGCCAACGGAGATAACGGTGCCGGTACCGGTTTTTTTCTCGCGCAGCATGATCAGCAGCGCGTGTTTCTCGATGTCAGGGCGAACAATCAGGCAGTCTTGAAGGGCTTTTATGGTCATTTTTTACCTTTTGGGGCGGGTTTTTGGGCTTCACGTTTGACGCTGTATGCGATGGCAACAGCCTGTTTTGCGGGCTTTCCAGCGGCAACTTCGGCCTTGACGTTCTTGCGAAACGCCTCTTTTGATGCGCTTTTGACGAGTGGCACGTTATGACCCCATCCAAGATGTTGAAACCGACCCGTTTTGTGCGTTGCGCCGGGTCATTGTGCGTTCATTGTACTCGCGATGTGCCACGGGGTACGCGAATGTCACGGCAATCGCATCGGCGGCGTCGGGCGAGGCGACACCCCGGGCCTTCATCTCCTTCTTCCCCTCAAGGAAGATGGTGCCAGCCGAGTTGGGCTTCTTCATCGGGCCGATCAGGTCGCTTTTGAGCAGTCGGTCCTGCGGCAAGCTGGCAGTCTTGATCCAATCGCGCATGGCACCCCAAATCTCAGCCCGCTTGTTGCCCCACATCACGGGGTTCTTGGCTTTCCAGCCGAAGTTTACCCCGCGCACTTTGTACTTCTGCTCGTTCAATCTGTCAAGGATGCCGTAGCCCAGACCACCCTCGTCGATCACGGTCAGTGCTGGGCGGTACTCTTCGATGGCATCAATCACGTGGCCCACCACGCTCATGGTGTCCTCGCCTTTGAACCGCTTGATCGCCACGATGTCACGCCCACGGCGCACGGCAATCACGGTGCTGTCCATGCCGCCCCGGGCCGGGTCAACGCCGATGATCACGGGTGCGGTCATGTCCTTGTACTGTGGGCGCTTCATGGCGTCGTCGACCGAGTGGGGTGCGATGAACTGGTCCTGACCGCTCTTGGGGAAGTCACCGTAGACCTCGACCCGAGCCTCGTCGGAGTCCTCGCCATACTCGTCAAGAATCTGCTGGTAGATGCTCTTGTCGGTGCCCTCGACGGTGCGGGCGTCGATCTTCTCGCTCTCCCAGAACTCCCGCTTGCTGCCGTCCACGGCCTCGTAGACATACCCGGTGTTGCGTCGACCGTTGGAGAACGCGAACCAGTACCGGTCCAAGATGTTCTCGGTAAAGAAGCCCGCAGCCACGGACCAGATGCTGTCCGGTATACCGCTGGCCTCGTCAAAGATCACCATCATGCCCTCGGCACCCCAGTAGTGGGTGCCCTTACGCAGGGCACGCTCGACCAGATCGGTCAACCAGTTCGCTGGCTGCAAGCTCGTGGCCGTGGGTTCCCACCAGTGGGCGTTCAGGGCCATCGTGACCCATTTGGTCAACTCACCCCATGTCACTTTGCGCAACTGGTTCTCGCTGTTGGCTGACACGATGACGCTGCTGCCGATCCTTGTTGTCAGCATCCACAGGATCAGCCACGACACCAGTGCCGACTTCCCCACACCACGACCAGACGACACGGCTCTGCGCAGTGCGTCGATCAACTCGTCGTTGTTCTGCTTGCCCTTGTTGTCCTTGATGAACTGTGTGATCCTGCGCAGTGCCCGACGCTGCCACGCTCGTGGGCTTTTGAAGTGCTCAAGGGGTGTGTTCTTCTGCCCCCACGGGAACACAAACAACACGAACGCTTCGGGGTCATCACGCAGCGATGGACTCCAAAGCTGCGTCATGAGCATCTGCTCTTCTTCTGGCGAATACCGGGGCTTCTGCATCAGTCGATCCTTGGTGTCACGTCAATCACCTCGGCCTCAATCACCCGAGCTTGGGCTTGTGCCAGTGCCTCGGTGATGGATATGGTGCCGCCGAGTTCAATCTGCTTTGTCTCGCCGTAGCGCTTCTTGTTGTGGGCACTCATGAGCCACTTGCGCGTGTCGATGCGCAGCTTGTCCCTATTGACCGTGTCGTTCGATGTGGGGTCAACCGACTCGATGCCATCAGCAATCTCCAAGATTTCCCCGGCAAGAAACTCGGTGCGCATCTCCTGCGCCTCCTTGAACCGCTCATGGCGAGTCGGGTCACGCTTGACCCATCGCAAGAAGTCCTCATAGGACACGACCCGATGGTCATCCTCAATGAGCGATTGGAGTGACCGGCCACGGTACACGTCCTCAATGACCCGCTCGAATATCTGCTCATATTCGACATGGCGAAGCGCCCTCGACTCAGCAGGGAGCTTTGGGGGCTTGGGGTCAGGCACGGACAGCCATGTGGGCAACGATGATTCTCCGGTGACAACCGTGCCTATAAACGAAGAGGGGTCTTGTTTCATAGTGTCCGCAGTGTACTACGGGATGTTCATGATGTCTAGTGACCCACTGGGTTTTACTTTTTTAAAAATTTTTACGGGTTCTGTGATGCCTACGTAGCCGGGCCATCGAACCCGTCGGCCCTACCCCCTCCCCCAAAAATCCCGACACCCCTAGCACCCCGGCACCCGCGCACCGCGCCCCAGTGGGTGCGCACCTAGCGCACCGCGCCCCAGTGGGTGCAGCGGCGCAGCGCTTGAATGAAGCGCGAGATAACCCAATGGGCCATTGGCCATTGGCCATTTGGTGCCATTACCCAATGGGTTAGGGCCATTACCCGGTGGGTTAATCGATTGGGGGAAATTTGACCCAGTGGGGTAATAAATCACTGAGCCAATGGGTTTTTGGGGGCTTTGTGACAAAGTGCCCTTTCGCGCACAGGAACAGTTTAAATATACGATTTTCAAACAGCACAAAGAATCTCGATTTTCCAAAACCGACCCCCAGAACCAAAAGGCACAATTGTCACATCCTTACAATAAACTGACAAAGCGCACCCAATGGGTAAGGGTAAGCACCTAGAAGATATTTTGTCGTAGGGTATTGACAAAGGGCACCCAGTGGGTTATTCTATGCATGTCCGTAACCCGTAACCACTGAAAGACAAACCATGAACTCTAAAGAACTGATCGAGCAAATGAACGTAGACCGGCATCGTGAGCAAGCCCCCAGTGGGTTCGCACAGTTTGTCGGCGTAGTGTTTACCGCGCTGGCGGTCTACGTCTTAATCGTTCTCACTTTTTCCATGTAACCCGTAACCTTGAAAGAACCGTAACCATGAAAACAACCGTCTCTCGTTATGACTTTGAACGTGCCTTTGTGGATGCCGATAGAAAAGAGAATTTTTCTTATCAGGCGCTGGGTTTGCTGTTTGACTACTTGGAAGAGTACGAAGATAGCACCGGCGAAGAGGTGGAGCTAGACGTTATTTCGCTTTGCTGCTATTACACCGAAGAAGACACTTCAGATATTGCCCGTAACTATTCAATCGACCTCGCGCACCTTGATGCCGAAGACGAAGACTATGAAGAACAGTGCACGGAGGTGGTGCGCGAGTATCTGGAACAAAACACAACCATTGTCGGCGAAACCGCAACGGGTTTTGTCTACGCTGTTTTTTAAGAGGCACACCATGAAACAATTTGCCGTTGAACTCAAGCGCACCGCCTATTACACCATCAACGTGGAGGCTCAAACCAAAGATCAAGCGCAAGACTTGGCATGGTCAATCATTGAATCTGACATTGAACCAGACTGGGAGTGTTCAAGCGTTTTTGAACAATTTGCAACTGATGAAACCCGTTCC